TAAGGATTTTTCATATTCATATCTTTCCCCCTATAAGTGGAATTTGGAAGTAGGTATTATCTTTATCGCCCAGTTTTGTAAAACTAACGTGTATGTGGTGATCGTGCATATTGATGCCTTTGTAATCACGCCATGCCCAACCAGCTTTGGGACTTGCTATTTTACCTTTATGAATTATGTAAGAAATGCGTTTATCGGTTTCTGCGTGATCCCTGAGCTGGTCAGCAAGATACAACGAGAGCCCTTTTTGTGTACCCAGGTCAGCATCAATATCAATGGCTCGTACACACCCGGTGTTGTCTGGATTGTGATCCGATGGTCTAGCTGCATGGCGAGAATCACCCAACCATCCATCACTTTTACGATCCCGATCCGGGAACCAGTCATCAATCTGTTCCCTTAATTGAACGCCTGCTTTACTTAACCAGGGTGTCATCGTGGTCCTTGTTTGTGCAATCCCATTGACATTCATTATTAAGTACTGCTTCATCATGGCATTTAGGATGGACAAAACCATCTTTAACCTCATCATAAGACATGCCTATACTTGCATAATTAAATCTTATTTTACGATTAAAAGAAGTTCTTTTACATACTTGACCTCTAAAATTACCATACCAAGTTTCAGTATCTAATCCTTCTATAAGTTCTGTTTCATCAACACCGCTAATAACTTCAGTAACTATATTATTTTTATCTAAGAAAGCATAGTAAGCCATTAGATAACCACATTTCCTGTGCCATTGGTAAATTGATAAGTTTTATAGCCACCAGAATTAGTTAATGTATAAGTTAATCCACCACCAATACTAGTTAAATCTGCGTAAGTATCTGCATATCGAATTACTACCACTCCCTTACCACCTGCACCTGCTAAGGCACCTGATCCTAAATAATTCCAGTTGGCACCACCGCCACCGCCTGTGTTTGCTGTACCAGCATTACCGGCACCAGTTCCATTTATTGCATTACCACCGCCATTAGTAGCAGTTCCCGGTGTGCCTGCTGGCCCAGTTCCACCACCACCTCCTGCAACACTAAATCCATAAACAGTAACTCCAGCACCGCCATTACCGCCATTATATGTTGATGGTGCGCCAACATTTGCACCTACTGCATTTGCTCCGCCACCACCCGCACCAGCAGCAGCGGCTAAAGTTAAAGCACCATTACCACCTGCGTTACCTTCACCGCCTGTACCTGATCCACCATTAGCTGAGCCAGTATTATTACCTGCTCCACCGCCTGATCCGCCTGTACCTGCACCATTAGGATTAGCATTAAATGCGCCACCTGCTCCGCCACCTGTTGTAGTAATTGAACCAAAACTTGATGCGCTACCTTGATAACTTTGCGCGTTTACATAAAGGCCACCTGCACCACCTGCACCGATTGTTACTGCGTAAGTGCCACCCGAAGTTACAGAATATGAAGTAGCGTTTTTACATCCACCAGCTCCACCACCACCACCTGCTTGACCACCACCGCCACCTGCTACTACTAAATAATCAACAGCAGATGGTGCTACTAAAGGTCCTACTGCATTTGTTAATGCGCTAATTATGTTGCCAATCATTATGCAATCGCTCCACAAATTACCCATGTATCGGTACCAGTTTTAAGGCATACTGCTGATTTATAGGTTGCTATTGTTGGTTGAGCAGAAATTGCACCAGCACTTACTACTGTTGTAGTACCAGAAGTTACGGCACTTATTGTACAAGTTCCTGAACCAAGATTTAATATGGTTATAGCTGTTCCAGTTGGAAATGCAACCGAAGCATTAGTTGGAATCTTAAAAGCGTTTGCAGATGCGTTATTCATAGTTACCAATACTTGATATTGGTCTGTTGATACAGCCGTATAGGTTGTACCTGTTTGAGTATTTGTGGTAAATGCCACTAACCCATTAAACATTGCTGAAGTTAAAACGTCTCCAGTCGCGGCTGGGAATCCTGTTGCCATATATTTTCTCCTTAATAGCTGAGTGTGTTGGTTCCTAGAACCCCATACAGGCTAGATCCGATGATGAACGAATCTATTATAGGCTCCAAGGTCGTAAATGTTGTCTTCCATGAGTTTACCGATATTGAGTGTTGCACACCAAATACCTGCAAAGTTTTAGTTAACGCTGAATTTCCCGGTTGGGTAGTGGTAATTGTTACCGGGTCAAAGTAGTCAAGATTAAGGGCAGCCACAATGCCGGCTGAGTAATTGTTTGCATAAAGATCGAGCGTTATGGCATCGCATCTAACCGTGGTTTCTGCGCGGCTTGCGACATAAGCCAAGGCGTAATTTAAGGCTTCGGATGTTGTCTGCATTAAAAGATCATTCTGGGTATAGGTATGGGCAAAGTATTTGGCTATTGAGGCTATATTAAAAGCATTTTGTGAGGCCAGGCCAGTGGCCGTTATGTTGGCTTGATTGTAGATTTGGGTATCGTTTAATAACCACAAAGCGTTAAAGTATAAAATACCCGTTCCATTGTCGTTAAATACTACGGCTGGGGCATTGACGGATGAGGATGTAAACTTGCGATCTTGAAATACCAGGCTGCCATAAGCGTCTGCGTAAAAGGCGCCGTACTCGGTAGTTTCTACCGTTTGACAGGCAACCAAAGATGATCTATTTGTACCCGGATCTGCCTGAACTGTTGTTTGACCCGTATCAATATCTCTCATAGAGGATGGCCATGAAATAGTGTTAAGAATCTTGTTAATCCTAGAGCCGGTAGTTTCACCAGCTACAGCACCGGTAACTGTTGTAACTTGGGCCATTTGCAATAATCTAAAAGCATCGATAGCGGTAATGGTTGTATAAACTACTTCGCCAACGTTCTTTGGCGTGGCCGTGTTGTAACTTGTAATGAATCCAGAAAATATTGGATAAGTTGTTCCTGCGTAGGTTGCGGTAATTTGAACCTTGCGCATTGGAGTTAAAAGATTGTAATAAGGTCCGTTTACGTTCTGGGGATTAAAGTCGCCCGACTGGTCAACAATCCTTAAAGTAAGGGTACCGGGTTGGAATTGATCTGCAGAAGCGTTGCGACCTCTACGCGTTTCAATTCGATCAATTTGATTTGATACATCTACGATAACAGCTGCTGAATCTGCTAAAACGTTTGTGCCTAAAATACCCTGATCAATAATCATTGCCTGGGCAAAAGAAGGCCCGGTACTGAAGTTAATTATTGCATTAAGGGTTGGTATTGCCATCAAGCACCAGCGTAGTTCAAACTTGCGCCATTTCGCTTTAATTGTAATAGTGAGTTTTGGAATATAACGTCTAGTTCTTGTTGTGAAAGAATAGATCCTTCAATATTGTTATACACGTTATAAATATCTTGTCGGGTTGGCGCCATGCCAGATAATGGATTGTAACTTGCTATTGATGCTATATCGGCAGGAGATACCGTTAAACTTGAAAGTGGATCGTACGGGGTAGTTGCTGGTGGATAAATAGGGGTTTGATTACTACTGGCACCGCCGCCTCCGCCTGTGGTAGTAGAGTTTAAATATGCTAAATCTTTAGGTGTTGGTTTTAGTCCACTTAAAGGATCCAAATCTTTAAGTTTATCTAAAGCCTTCTTGGCATCATCCGTGGATGTAGCCAATTTAACTAAGGCTTGATCGGCATTTCTAGCAGCTAAGTATTCGTCAGCCTTGGCAGCATTGCCGTCAAGGATTGCCAACTTCTCTGCAAGTCTTGTTTTAGTTTCCGCATCAGTAGCAAAGTTAAGGGCGGCCATTAAACTTATGCGTTCTATATTGTACTTATCTTGGAGTTTCTTTAAATCGGCTTCGGCCTTCAATTGAGTTACCAAAGACTTACGAGCTTTTAATTCTTGTATTTTGGCTAGTTCAACTCCGGCATTAGCGCCTAGGCCATAAGTAAAGTTAGATGATTGCTTGTCTGTTTGACTGGCACCAAATTTAGACAATAAACCTATTAAAGAGTTGTTGTATAGAAATCCAATTACTTTATCTAAGTGTAATTTAGAAAATATTGCTTCTCCAATACTAACTACCTTGCCTAGTATTGCGCCAAGACCTACGACTACATTCGCAATGGTTGTGGCTAACTTTTCCAACGCTGATCCAAGTACCGCTATATTCTGGTCTTTGCCTAACATGCTTAAAGAATCTAATAATCCCTTGCCTATTGTTTCGCTTGCATTTGCGGCGGATACTTTTAATATATCCATTTTGCCAGCATAGGTAGTAAGCCGTGCTTGGGCCTGGCCTGAAAACTTTCCACCTAGTTCATCTAAAATTTTATTCATGTCACCGCTTGCCAGGGTGGCTTTACTTAATCCGGCGCCTAATCTACCCAGGGCCGTAGTCTGACCCGAGAATCCCTTGGCTATGGCCGTGCTGACCTCTTCGACACTTCGACCAGTTGCGGCCGATACATCTAAGGCAATTGCTAGCGCCTTCTGGCTTTGAGTTAATGACCCACTAGCTGTAAGCAAAGACTGGAATGCTGGCCTTAAGTGATCGTCTAATACCCCAGTAGCCTTTTGAAGGCTGGCTATGTAGTACTCAACATCTGGAGCAGAAAATGCGTAGCCAGTATTTTTTAATTGAGTTTCCAGGGCCTTTGCCGCTGCCTGGTCTTTGCTAAAGGCATCGACTGCCTTCTTGCTGTAATTTAATATTGCGGTTGCGGCGAATACGCCTGCAAATGTTTTACCTAAACTTTTAATGCCTTTATCAAAGGCTGATATTTCTTTAGAGGCTTTTTTAAGACCCTTGTTGTCAAATGTTGAGACTGCCGATACGACTAGATTTGCCACTATGCAGCCTTCTTAATTTCGGTTTCTTTGTTAAATTTTATAGCTGTGTAATTTATTGCTTTTAATACGGCTGGCACTATTCGACCATTATCCTCGGCCCAGGCACGATAAATAACTCGACCTCGTTGCTTGCCGAAGCCCTTCATATTTATTTGGCCACCTGCGCCATCTATAAATTGTTTACCTGCGCCAGGATTTAAGCTTTGTGATTTAGGATCTCCGTCTTGGTGTTTACGACCTGCGGTTTCATATATTGCTCCGGGCGCAGTTATGTTTGCAACATAGAATATAGCCGAAAAGCCTCTATTGTTTCGAGTGTTCTTTCCCTCGCGATAAACGATTCCTTTTCTAGCAACTGATTCATCGTACTTAGGAAATGACCTGTACTTCATTGGTCCAATAATGCCTGCCAGTTTTGTCCACCCAGATAGGACTTCTTCATTTTTAGGAAGGTACCCTTGTGCTTTATTGCGCACAGGTATCATCTGGTTTTTAATATATTTACGCATGGTTATATTTAAAGTTGGATCAACCTCGCGCAATGCCTTTTGGAGTTGTTTAACGCCTGTTACGTTTACTGGCATTTTTAATCTCCTTAGCTCTATCTTGCAGTACCTGGATGATGGCTCGCATCATGTCAGGTTCCATATCAATAAACTCTTGCGGCGCAATCCCAGTTTCTACGCTAAGCGCAGCGATTGTATATGTGAAACTGTCGCGCCGGATTAGTTTTTTGCTTCATCCAATACTTCTACGGTTTCCAAAGTCTCAATGAAGTCCAAGCCAAAACTTGGAACAGTAACATTGGCTCTACGCAAGCATTCCCAGGCAAGCCAGAAAATCTCCGACTGCCTTTCATGCTCGCGCAGAACCTTTGAGATCCCGGCGCCATACTTAACCTCGAAAGCGTACTCAACCCCCGGCGTGATCTTATGTTCAGATACTTCGCCGTTAGCCCTTGTGATTTTTAGCTTTGCCATTATCGCTCCTTAGAAGCTTCCTGTGGTTGTTTGTACAACTGTTGAGTTGCAAGTAAATGTCATACTGGAAGTCGAAATATCGCCTACAGCACCATTTAGTGGGGTTAGATTATTTATAATAATGCTAACGGTATAAAGTGGATTCGTTGCCGATACGGCGGTGCCCTTTACTGGAAGCAGTACGGCGGTAACTGTGGTGCCGTAAGCAGATTGTAAAGTTGCCTGAACTGAGGCGGCAGCGAAGTCGTTTAAAAAGTCTAAAGTTAGCGTTGAGGCTTCCAGACCCTTACTGAATTTGTGAGCCGTATCACCTAAAGCTGTGACCTCGAGTTCATCAAAGATTTGTGATAATGAAACGGAGGTTATGTGATCTGACAGGTCGACAGAATTAATTTTAACCCCAACGTTATTTTGCAGGAATATACTCATTGATTAGTCCTTCTCTTTAGTGGTTATTGGTGCTGTTATTTTTGGATCCTTAATCTGACCTATCTTGATTAAAAACGCCAAATTCTCTGCGGTTGTATCTTCTGCCATGTTAACTCCAACTCGTTAGTATGTCGAAACTTAGATCACAGGAAAGCAGGTCTCCTGATGCTAA